CTTCATTGCTTTATCAGTTTAACAACAATAAAACATATGAGATTCGAGATACAGAACCTATACAAAGCTTAGAAAGTTTCTTCTAATAAAATGCCCTTCGGGGCATTTGTAGTTTATAATAAATAGAATAAGTAAAACTTTATAGATGGAACAATCATGGCAGCTTCAGAAGGCGTAGACTTAGAATGGGCTATAGTAGATCATGTAAACATGATGAATGGCACTTTAACTTCTCCAACCAAAAAATATTCAACTAAGATCGAACAGCAGGCTAAGAAGTGCGCCGAACATGTATTTGATTTTGCTGGAAATAAAAAAGTAGAAGCATGGCATTCAGATGACAATACTAATCCATTCCATGTTTCTATTTCTGCAAAACCAGAACCAAAAACTGACGTAGTATTTAAGATTGGTAATACGATATATACTGCTTCAGTTAAAATGGCTGGTCCAGTTCAATTGGCATCTGGACAAGGAGTTAGTACTGCCGAATTATTTGAAGCAGCAGCACAACATCTAAATAATAAAGTAAAGTCTAAAGTTTTAGAATCTATTATACATGAATTAAGAACTATGCCTACTAGACTATTGTCTGAAGGTAATAAGCCTCGAATACTCGGTGAAGGTAAACAAAAAATAATAGATGAATTTATAAAAAATGGTAAAGTCATAAGCGACAAAAGTTATGACGTATGGTTGCAAAATAATAAACCAATGTTAATGACAAAGTTGCTTGATTATGTTGAAAACGATCATGACTTTAAAGTTGCTTTGTTATATGAATCAATGACTGGCGAAAAAACTTTATCAAAATATAAAGGTGCTGTAGCAAACAGTATTATTAGTCCTAAAGGTTTCTATGAAATAGATGGACCATATGTTAATAGCATTTTCTCGCGAGTAAAATTCGATATTAGAGGTAAGTCTAGAAGTGGCATTACAGGCGTGGCTTTTAGAATTGATTTAAATTAAATTCGCTAGACGGTGTACAATAAATCTAATGTGTGGTATAATACTACTATAAAGACAAAATGCTAAACTTAAAAGACTACCTAAAAGAAGAAAAAAACGTTCACATGGAACACATTGAGGACCTAATCTTCAATGAAGGTGTTACAGGAACTCGTAAAGCAATCAACTTTCTGCAGGACTTACGCGACATGCTCGCCGGTCACAGCAAGACCAAGATCACCGCAACAGTGAAGTGGGACGGAGCTCCAGCAATCTTCGCTGGCATCGATCCTCGTGATGGAAAATTCTTCGTAGCAAAGAAGGGTATCTTTAACAAGAATCCAAAGGTCTACAAGACTAACGCTGACATTGATGTTGACTTAAGCGGTGAACTAGCAGCGAAGTTTAAGACAGCTCTGAAAGAATTCTCAAAGCTTGGTATCAAGTCTGGTGTATATCAAGGTGACTTGATGTTTACCGATGACAAGAAGACTGAGTCTATTGATGACGAGAAGTTCATCACCTTCCATCCAAACACGATCATGTATGCAGTGCCATATAACTCATTGCTTGGCAAGAAGATTCGTTCAGCTAAGATCGGAGTGATCTGGCATACTACTTACGTCGGTGATTCTTTCGAATCAATGTCTGCTTCATTCGGCAAGACTATAGTTGATAAGCTCAATGATGTACCATCTATTTGGATGGATGATGCAAACTATAAAGACTATTCTGGTACAGCAACATTTACTGATGCTGAAACTAAAGAAGTCACGGCAGTCCTATCCCGCGCAGGTACTCTGTTTAATTCCATTAGCGCTCCGACATTGAATGCAATTAGTAATGACGAAGACTTGCTTATGGCAGTCAAGACATTCACTAATTCAAAGATTCGTAAGGGTGAATACATCACCAACACTAAAGCTCACGTTAAAGAACTCTATCATTGGATCCACGATAGATACGAAAAAGAGATTGAAAAGAAAAAGACTCCTGCTGGAAAGAAGACACAGGAAGATATGCGTAAGAAGATCCTAAGTTTCTTTGCGCACCACGACCAAAATCAAATTGTTGCGATCTTTGATTTGGCAAACCTATTAGTTGAAGCGAAAGCATTGATCATCGGCAAGATGAATCAGGCTGGACATGTTAGTACATTCCTTAAGACATCGGATGGATTTAAAACAACCGGCGTAGAAGGTTTTGTTGCTATTGATCACCTTACCGGTGGAGCCGTGAAGATCGTTGATCGTATGGAATTCAGTAAAGCAAACTTCAGCCCACTCATCATTAAAGGATGGACGAAATGATTACATTTAAAGATTATATCCAAGAAAAACGCGGCCTATGGGATAACATCCATGCCAAGAGAAAACGAATTAAAGCTGGATCCGGTGAACACATGCGTAAGCCGGGAAGCAAAGGCGCTCCATCTGAAGCTGATCTAAAGGCTGCAAATGAAGAAGTTCAAATTGACGAGATCGTAGTAGCATTGGCTCCAATTGATGTTCGCAATCCTAAAAAGACTCCACAGCCACAAAGATACATGGGCGACATTGTTCCACCGACGAAGCCTCCATCTACAGAAAAGCGTGGAGTCAAAGGACGTCCCGGACAAAGACCAATGCCGACTTATGAAGAAGTTGTGGCAGAAGACAATACCGCGCCTAGCAAAAAATATCATGTTACAGTTGATCATCATGGTGCAAATAGAGATGTTCCTTTGTATACAAGAACCTATCCAGTTCATGCAAAGAGTGAGCATGAAGCCATTGGTACTATTCATAAATTAGTTGGCGGTAGAAACCATCGTGTTGAACATAGTGTTGCAGAAGAGAATACTCAAGGCGATGAGGGAACCGATAAACTTACCAAGCATCGCAAGAAGCTTACGCCCAATGAATCGCCAGTAACACCCGAACTACTTAAGAATTTCGAAACGTATAAATAAACTATAACAATTTGTATTGATGGAATAAAATGAAAAAACTAAGACAGGTCTTAAAAGAACTGCCATCTAGAAAAGTAGTGTTCGCATTTGGTCGCTTTCAGCCGCCAACTACAGGCCACGAGTTGCTTGTCAATATAGTAAAAAAGGTCGCCTCTGCTCAGAAGGCCGATCACGTCATCTTCGCTTCACGAACGCATGACAAAAAATCCAACCCACTTCCAGTAGATCGTAAGGTATATTACCTTAAGAGAATGTTTCCAAAGACGAACTTCGTCGCAGCGAATGATGACGTACGTACGTTCATTGAAGCAGCTAAGATGTTGTCTGGAAAGTACAAGAATCTAGTGATGATCGCCGGGTCGGACAGAGTTCCAGAGTACAAGAAGATCCTTGAGAAGTACAATGGCGATGTATTCCATTTTGATACAGTTGAAGTGGTATCTGCCGGTGAACGCGACCCAGACGCAGACAGTGCATCGGGTATGTCGGGCACTAAAATGAGAGCCGCAGCTGTTGATGGTGACTATAAGAAGTTTAAGACAGGTCTACCAAAATCACTCACTGATCTTGATGGCAGACGTCTCATGAATGAGATTCGTACTGGCATGGGAATGGAAGTCGTTAAGGAACAAGTTAAGTTTGAAACAAATGATTTGCGTGAAAAGTACTATTCTGGACAAATCTTTAACATTGGCGAAAAAGTAACCGATGGCCAAAACATCTTTGAAATCATTGATCGTGGTTCTAATTATATCACAGTTGTTAATGAATCCGGCGCCACCAGTAAGAAATGGCTTGATGCAGTACAGCCAATCGTAACTGAAGATATTAAACCAGGCTATGCTCCAAAGCAGATAAGCTATAAGGGTTACACCACTAAGAACTTTGATAGATCTGAAGATGCAGCAAAGGCATTCCAAGATACTATTGAAAGAGATGGCGATCCAGTTGCAATCTTAAATGCTATTAAGGCTACTGACACTTACATGGGTCTCAATGATAAGCACTTGACCGGCGAAAAGTTTACAGATCGAGAAAAAGAAACATGGATTGCTGCTCATGAAAAGGCTAGAGAGTCTTTAAATAGAGTTGGAGAATTTGCTCATCACCAAGATTATTGGCATACGCACCAGCATGAGCTGGAAGGTACTTTAGTTCATTATGACAAATCTGGTAAAGAAGACATGCGATCAGAAGAACATACAGAAAGACTAGAAGAAATGAAATTCTCATCAATAGACAGAATCAAAGTAGCACGCATTATTGCCGGTTCGCTTGGAGTGCCAGATGTAGAAGAAAAATCTGGCGCAGCAGAAATGGTAAACCAAGGTTTGCGTTTCATTAAGAACAAACACATGACACCAGAAGCTTGGAGTGTTGTTGGCAATATGCTTCAAATGGCTACCGATGCCGGAATCAACTATGATCACAACATCGTTAAGGGTAAAGTTGAAGAAGCCGTTATCAATAAAGATGACCATAAAAACGGTGAGTCTGATCAAGAAGCAGAGCACTCTGAAAAGCCAGAATCTAGTAAAATTGGTCATAGCTTAGGTGGTACTAGCGATGCTCATCGTAGAATGAAGATCAAGTATGCTCTCGGTGAAGAGTCTGAGCGGGAAGAACTTGAGGATGAAGGTCTATCAGACGAAGAAATCGATGACATGATCGGTAAGCTTGGCGATGACGATTATCTAGAGGCTTATGACGACGAAGAACTCGCAGTCATCGATGACGAGACCGGCGAACACATTCATGATCTAAAGGAAGAGGCTCTAATGGAAGTTCTTTCACGTGCTGAAAGAATTAGAGCTAAGATTAGATTTGCAAGATCAGAAGCAAAACGTGAACGTAAGACTCGCATTGCACTTAAGACAAGATCTACTGGTAAGACTATTAATGCCAGAGCTAGACGCATGGCTGTTAATATGATGAAGATGAAGATTGCAAAGAAACCTCTCGACAAGTTAAGTGTTGCTGAGAAAGAAAGAATTGAAAGAACTCTATCGAAAAGAAAAGCTGTGATCAATCGCATTGCAATGAAGATGGCACCAAAGGTACGTAAGATTGAGAACGATAGACTAGTACATAGAACATATACAAAGGGTTAACATGAACGGATTAGTATCAGCATTAAGAATAGCAATGGCGAATACCTTCGTCATGTATTTTAAAACACAGGGATTCCATTGGAACGTGGAAGGTATTCACTTTAGTCAATACCATAGTTTCTTTGGTGATATCTATGATGATCTATATGGATCTGTAGATGCATTTGCTGAGAACATTAGAAAGCTTGGAGAGTATGCTCCAAAAAGTCTAGCTGACATGTACAAGTCAACCACTTTAGTTGAGTCTGATATTGTTGGCGACAGCTTGAAAGAAATGCTAAATAGTCTGCTAACAGATAATACAGAAGTGCTTAATTCATTGAATAGAACCTTCGCACTAGCAAACACCGCAAACGAACAAGGACTAGCAAATTACATTGCAGAACGTATTGATGCGCACAAGAAACACGAATGGCAAATCCGTTCATCGCTAAAGGGACAAGAATGAGCACACTTAAAGATATTTTAGAACAGCGCGGAATGGGTCGTGGTCCATGCTGCCCTGGTTGTGGAATGCGCATGAGAATGCAGCAAGGCAATTGTCCTGATTGTGGCGTTAAATATGGATTAGGCATGGGCGCCGCTGATGCACCTGGCATGTCTGAAGAAAAAGAAGAAGAACCAACGGCAGACTTTAAATTAGATAAAGCTGGAAGAAAAATCAAAGCATCGAAGATCGTCTTCAACCAAGGCGAAGATGATTCAACAAAGAGAGTACAAGAAGATATGAAAACAACATACAAAGATCTCGTTGGTGCATATGCAGCAATGCGCTCAGAATCCCTACAGCTTGAAGATGAGATCAATGAAGTCTTGTCTAAGGACGCGGCCGCTGGCGAATGGATCAGTGACTTTGTTCACAGCGATAATCCAAAGTTTGCTGGTAAGTCTAAAGAGAAGCGTAAACAGATGGCACTAGCAGCTTATTACGCTAAGCAAAAGAATGAAGAAGTTGACGAATCAACAGTGCCTGCACACATGAAGGGTAAGCAAAAACCATACGTATCTACCATTGGTGCTGACCATGAAGTGCTGGGTAATACTGGTCAAGTTAAAGCAACCTTCACTCGAAAAGAACATGGCAAGGACGCAAAAGCAAAGGCTATTGCTCACCTTAAGCAACACTACGATGCTTACATGAAAGAAGAAATTGAACTAACTGAACGTGCTGATCGCGAAGATGACGAAGGTTATTCTAGAACTAAAGAAGCAGATGACGCGCACAATAGAGCAATCGATGCTGCCGCTGCTAAGAAGAAAGCTGAAGCTGCTAAAAAGACTAATGAAGAATTAGACGAAGCAGACAAAGAATATAAAATCTCCACAGCTCAAATGGGTCACGCTGGTAAGACGACAATCAAGCACATCAAGAATCCAGACGTTACACAACGAATGGCAGCTCATGATGTAAAATCATATGCCGATCGTATTGCTCTATTGAAAGATGCAAAGCGTAAGGGTAACTTAAAGGAAGACGACATGCAAGAATCAGCATTCGATTGGAAGAACGCTCCAAGAGAAAAATTCGATAAGACGAAAACAGCTACATATCACGATGTAAAGAAAATCTCTACTGGAACTGTTTACACCAAGCAGTTTGACAAAGATGGTACGTCAAAAGGTACTGGAGATGACGCAGCTAAGAAAGCTGAAGGAGCTGCAAAGCGCGGCCGTGGTCGTCCAAAGAAAGACAAGTTCGCTGAGTCAGTTGAGATCCTTATGTCTCTATCAGAAGAGCAATTTGACTCGATGATGGAAGATGGCTTTGATGCATTCTTCGAAGCATTCGAACAAATCGACGAATCGTCTAAAGATGCTCTTAAGACATACGTTAAATCAACAAAATAATTCAAGGAGAATAAAAATGGCACTATGGGGAAAAACCGACGCAACAGGCAGTAAGCCTAAGTATCTTAACGCTACTGATGCTGCTAATACAGTATTTGTATCAGTAGAAGAAGCACTTCTAAAGACAAACAAAGACAAGGGCATTACAGCCGCAGGCTGGTGGTTAGTAACTGAACATAAAGACAACAGTGGTGCAAATCGCTATAATGCTGAATGCTTAGTTGCTATGAGTGTTGCTAACGCAGTATCTGGCGACGCAACGGATGACGCTAAGGTAGCAGACGTTGAAGTTACATTGACTATTGGTACTCAACCAGCAGCTCAGACTTCAGTATCCGGCGTTGCAACATTCGCGGTAGTTGCAACAGCTTCTACTGGAACAGTTACATACCAATGGCAGCGTGCTCTAGCAGCTACGCCAACTCGCTTCACTAACGTATCAGGCGCTACATCAGCTTCCCTAGTACTAAGCGGAGTTGTTGCTGGTGACACTGGTAACAAGTATCGCGTTGCTCTAAGTTCTGACTCTGGTGCAGTTAAGGTTAATTCCGACGCAGCTACACTAACATTCGGTTCTTAATAGAAGGGGCTTCGGCCCCTCTTCAATATGAAATTAACTGACAGTAATTTTCTTCTATATGCAATGCGCCACTATGATAACATACAGTGCCAAACAATAGAAGAGTTTGAAGAAGATTTAAAGAAGCTTCTTTACATTAAGAAGCTTCTTTCTCGTTATAAGAATGATAATGATTTAAAAGAAAAATTAATTCTAAACCATATCATAGTATCGTATAATGTATTTGGTGATGCATTTACTAATATGATATTTTTTAAGATAGACAAAGAACATTGGCCAGCGTTAACAACATTCTTAGTATGTGTTAACCGTATGCCAGATGTAGTAGAATTCCACGGAATTATGTTGTCGGATATAACTCTAGACCAGAACATAATCTCAGCATTAAGAAAGATCTAAAATGATTGATAACCTAATAGCATTCAGAATTCTGTATATGCTCGTTACATCATTCGACAAGACGGATGCATTTAAACTTGGCATTATCGATGCTGATGGCAACCCTCTTAAAAAGATTAAAGATCTTAAGACATCTGAAGAAAAAGATGCTTATGATATGTTAGATCGTTTGGTATTCTCGTTGAAGAGATTACTTGGTAAAGTACCAGGCGGTAAGAGCAAGCTAGCAAGTCTAGCTGCAGCGTATTGGTTAGTTAAGGAGTCCTATGAGACTCAAGAAGTTGTTACTCAAGAACAGCTAAATAGTCTTGTGGATCTAATTGAATCGAATCAGATCGTGTTGAAAGAACAATCTGATATTAAAGGTTATCTAAGTCTTACTGAAGACGGTGTTGCCGGCGGGGTTGCTAACGTTGCTGGCGCCGCTACTGCAACCGATAAGCCCGTTGTTAAGTTAAATAAAAAGAATAAGCCGGTGTCTGGTATAATTGGTACTCCTAATTACATTGTACGCCGTAACAAAAAAATTACACCGATGGGATGAACATGAAAAACTTTACAGAATTTAGCGCAGAATTAGACGAAGCTTCTAATGATTATTTCAAACGTCGTAAAGATGAAGAAGGACGCATTGCAGGAACTAAAGCTCCTGCTAAACGCACACCTAAGCAAACTGATTACGAAAAGAAACGTAAAGAACAAAAAGTAACTGAATCTGCTGTTTGTGCACAATGCGATTCAGATCCGTGCATCTGTGATGACTCTCATGGATTTGTATCTGAGGCTATCGATAAAGAACATCCAATCGTCAAAGAGTATGATTCGTTAAAGAAAAACCATGACATCAAGTCTCTTAGAGGTTTGATTAAAGGTCAACATCGTATCGTTGACACTTCTGAATACAAGACAAAAGACCATGCAATCTCTGCATACCTTCGTACTAAGCACGGCGATAAGAAAGTAGATAAAGCATTTGGGTTTAAAGAAGAAGTCGAACTAGACGAAGCTCATAAGATTGGTTCTCCAGTTGAAGTGATTAAAGGTTCTGGTAAAGGTATAAAGGGTCACATCGGTGAAATTCGTCATGGTGCTTATAAAGGCGCGCCAAAGACTTATACAGTATTTCATGGAGATAAAGGTGCTATTCAGGTTGGCAAGGAGCATATCCGTGCAGTTAAAGAAGAAGTTGAATTAGACGAAGCTGCTCAAGGCCATACTATTGAAGCTCACGGAATTCGTGGCATGAAACGTACTGCTTGGAGAAAAACATTTAAGAGTCACGAACATCTATCGAAATGGGCAGACGCTAATGATAGCGTTGAAGTTCATGCTACTCGTGATTTAGAACAAGCTAAGAAGGGTAACCTATCTCCAGCTATAAAAGAAGAATCTCAAGCTATGCATAGAGTTGGCGTGACTGTATCTGAGAAGGACCATCCAATGGTCTCTAAGCGTCTAGAGAAACAACAGAAGTTTGTTAAGGTGTCTGCTGGTAGTAAAGAAGAGGCTGTGACAAAAGCTAAGAAGTTCTACACTAAACAAGGTTATCACGTGCACGGCGCAGCACACCATTCTATGGTGAGTGAAGAAATTAAGTCTACTTCTATTCCAAGCTTTAAAGAATTCATCGAATAATCATGTGGTTACTTAGCTTCCTTCCAGTCTATGTATTTCACCTACTGACTCTTATTGGAGTCGTGGGTGTTATCGCATGTCTACTTCCAATCCCGTATAAGTCTATAGTTCAAATCATCTCGGTGATTGTCCTATCGTTCTCTCTATACATGGAAGGCGGAATCTCTAACCAAGCTGAATGGGAAGCTAAGGTTGCCCAAGTCAAATTAGACATGGCTGTGAAGGAAACTAAATCTGCGCAAGTGACTACCAAAATAGTTACTAAATACATAAAGCAAATACAAATTGTCAAGGAGAAAGGCGATGTTATCATTAAGCAAATTCCAATGTACATTACAAAGAACGATGATTCTATGTGCGCTGTGCCTAATGGTTTCGTCTTGCTCCACGACAGTGCCAGTCGCAATGAAGTTCCCGACTCCACCAGAGTCCCTAATGCAGGCGCCTCCGATGTTAAAATCTCTGAAGTCGCCGGAACAGTCATTGAAAACTACACCACTTATTACCAACTCGCAGAGCAATTGAAGTCTCTGCAAGATTGGATAAAAGCACAACAACAAATATATAAGTGAGTATACGATGGCCGCCGAAATAGAAGTAGAAGTGCTGAAGAGTGTAGTTAAAAAACTAGACTCTTCACTTGACAAAATAACAGAAGTAAGTAATGTTATCGGCAAGCTTCTAGCTGTGCACGACGAAAGGTTGGGATCTTTGGAAAAAGTAAACGATAAACGAGAAGATGAGATTAAAGAACTTCATTCTCGTATTACGACTCAGACTCGCGAGATCTTTGACAAACTTGAACTAATGGAAGCTAGAATTGAGAGACGTATTAGTGAAGGTAGTGCTACTACATCTTCGCAACACGAAAGAATCAATTCAGAAATGAAAGCGGAGATTCAAAAAATCTCCGAAAGAATTACACTGTTAGAAGGATGGCGCTGGTATGTACTTGGTGCGGCCGCAGTAATAGGCTGGATCTTATCTAAGTACGGAGATTTGAGCAACCTTCTAAAATAATTTGTACTTCTTTTCCTTGTTGATATATAATGGATTAAGTGAATTTATTAATGGAGAAGTCTGTGCAAAGTGTAAAATTAATTTCGTCATCAAAACCTTCAAAAGAACTCGTCCTAGAAGGTCTTTATGATGTCCAAGAACTCATCGCATATTGCGCTCGAGTATCAAACCCGTCTAACCAGTTGAACACTGGGTCTTCAGACAAACTAATCAAGTACCTAATCAAACACCAGCATTGGTCACCACTCGAAATGGTGTCTGCTTGTCTGGAGATTGAAACCACTCGCGACATTGCTCGCCAGATCCTACGTCATCGTAGCTTCTCATTCCAAGAATTCTCACAACGATACGCTGATCCTACCAAGGATCTATCATTCGTTACACGTGAAGCTCGTCTTCAAGACACTAAGAATCGTCAGAACTCGATTGAAACCGACAACCTTGCGCTTCAAGCATTTTGGGAAACTCGACAACAGCGTGTTATCGATGAAAGCAAAGCCGCATACGAATGGGCAATTGCTAATGGTATCGCTAAAGAACAAGCTCGGGCCGTTCTACCCGAAGGTTTAACTACATCTCGTATGTATGTTAATGGAACCCTTAGATCATGGATTCACTTCATCCAAGTACGGTCAGATGTTGCAACACAGAAGGAGCATCGTTTGATTGCTATTGAATGTGCTAAGATTATCGCTGAGATCTTTCCTTTGATGAATGAAATATATAGTAACCAAGCAGCATAACAAGGAAAATAATGAATGATGTAATTCATGGTATCAACGTAGACTACTCGCGTGATAGTCTATTCGATGAACTCGGTAAGATTAGACTCAAAGAATCTTACATGAAAGATGGTGAAGTGTCACCACAAGAAAGGTTCGCATATGTATCATCGATGTTCGGAAGCAATCCGGAACATGCACAACGACTATATGAGTACTCCAGTCTTCATTGGCTGTCTTACGCTACTCCCATTCTTTCTTTTGGTCGCAGTAAGCGTGGTCTCCCTATATCATGTTTTCTTAATTATATCGAAGACACTGCTGAGGGTCTAGTTGACAACCTATCAGAAACTAATTGGCTTAGTATGCTGGGCGGCGGTGTGGGCATTGGCTTTGGTATTCGTTCCGCTGATGATAAGTCTACAGGTATTATGCCTCACCTTAAGATGTACGATGCATCTTCTCTAGCATATCGTCAAGGACGAACTCGCCGTGGTAGCTATGCTGCTTATCTTGACATCTCTCATCCAGACATCATCCCTTTCTTAGAAATGCGAAAGCCTACCGGTGACCAGAACTTACGTACTCTTAATATGCACCACGGTGTTAATATTCCAGACGCATTCATGGACATCATTGAAAGATGTATGCTTGACCCAGAAGCAGATGATTCGTGGGATCTAGTAGATCCAGCGAGCAATGACATTCGTGAGACAGTTTCGGCTAAGCACCTATGGCAGCAGTTGCTTGAACTCCGCATGATGACTGGTGAACCTTACCTTCACTTTATCGATGAGTCTAATCGTAAGCTTCCACAATGGCTTAAGGATAAAGGTTTAAAGGTACATCAGTCTAACTTATGTTCGGAGATCATTCTCCCAACCAACAAAGATCGCACCGCAGTATGCTGTTTGTCATCATTGAACTTGGAGTATTACGATGATTGGAAAGATCACCCAACCTTTCTTCGGGACGTTGCTGAGATGCTTGATAACGTCCTACAGTATTTCATTGATAATGCTCCTAATAGCATACAAAGAGCAAGATATAGTGCTCAGCTTGAACGCTCTATCGGTATTGGTGCTCTCGGCTTTCATGCACTACTCCAGAAGAACAACATTGCATGGGAAAGTGTAGTAGCAAAATCGCTGAACATCAGAATGTTCAAAGGAATTCGGAGCAAATTAAATGAAGCGAACCAGAGTTTGGGATTGGAACGAGGCGAAGCGCCTGACGCTAAAGGTACTGGTAATCGTTTTAGTCATCTTATGGCTATCGCTCCCAATGCTTCTTCTTCCATTCTTATGGGCAACACTTCTCCTTCTGTTGAACCTTATCGTGCCAATGCTTATCGCCAGGATACTCTATCGGGCTCTCACCTAAATAAGAACCGATTCCTTGATGCTCTATTGCGTACTAAACTTAAAGATAGTGAAATGCAAGAAGCGTGGTCTAGCATCATGGCAAACGATGGATCAGTCCAACACTTGGCAGTCTTGACTGAACAAGAAAAAGAAGTCTTTAAGACTGCTATGGAGATTGATCAACGTTGGGTTATTGAACACGCTGCTGATCGTCAAGAGTTCATTGATCAAGCTCAGTCTATCAATGTATTCTTTAGGCCAGATAGTCATGTTAAGTATATCCATACCGTTCACTTCCTTGCATGGAAAAAGAAACTTAAGACATTGTACTACTGCCGTTCTGAAAAGATTGGTAAAGCAGACAAGGTGTCTAAGAAGGTTGAACGTGAGATCATTAAAGAACTAGACATGCGATCTATTGCTGAGGGCAATGATTGTATCGCGTGTGAAGGGTAATATATGTGGAAGCTCTGGGCAAAAGCTCTAGGCGAAAAGGCATCAAGCAACGATAGAGAAGCGGACCGTATAGCATATATTAGAACACTTATAGTAATGGTGTATGTTATCACAAACTTCTTTATTGTTGCAGGCGTAATTAGACATTGGTAAAGTATGAAACAAATATTAAAATTTAGCGCATCATGGTGCAGTCCATGCAAAACATTATCGAATGTTATTAAGAGCTCTGGAGATCTAGGTGTTACTATCACTGAAGTTGACATCGATGAGCAATTAGATCTTGCTACACAGTATAGCATTAGATCAGTTCCAACAATGGTTATGTTGGAAAGTGGACATGAAATAAAGCGTATGACCGGCGCTATGACATCACAACAACTGAAGGACTTCGTAGAATATGAAACCATTTAAACTATTGGCAGTTCTACTACTCTCAGCATGTTCTATTGGATTCGCTGCAGACAAAGTAGAGTCAAAACTATATGACTGGAAAGTAGAAAAAGTACTCGATGGAGACACCGTGAAGTTTCAAGTGGGGTTCCTACCTCCTGAAATCAAACCGTTCTTATCAGTACGAGTGAATGGAGTTGATACTCCAGAAAAGAAGCCACGCAACAAGTGTGATAAAGAAGACGTACTAGCTCAGAAGGCTAGCAAGTTTACTAAGGACGCAGTTGCCGGAGCGAAGTCTATTAAGGTTACTATCGATGGATGGGACAAATATGGTGGACGAATTCTTGGTGATGTTATTCTTGATGGTAAGAGCCTATCCACTATGTTGATTCAAAGTGGCAACGCTCGTGAATATCATGGAGAAGCGAAACAAAGTTGGTGTAACTAACTATCGGGGCTTCGGCCCTTGTTAATCGTAACTAGCTTAAAGTATTACACGTAGTACTTTAAAGTAGGTATGATTATTTTTCTTATTAGCATAAGGACAATAATGAAAGCTATAAAACCGTTTAAACAGTTTGCACTATCAAAAAGCAAACTTACTAATTATGATAAGAAGATATTGATCATCGGCTACGGAAGCGTAGGCCAAGCAATATTAGAATTGACCTTGAGACACATCGCATCAAATCCCGCTAACGTTACAGTCATAGAGAAGGACAACAATAAAGCTGTCCTCACTAAACGACATGGTAGCACAATCAAGTATGCTAGAGCTAACATAGTACGAGGCAATCTCGCGTCTACGTTAAAGAAGTATCTTGAGCCGGGTGGATTCCTAATCGACGTTAGTTGTAACATCGACGTTGATGCTATCATGCAATGGTGTTGGGAGAACGATGTAATGTACATCAATACTTCTCTCGAACGATGGGCAGATGAAGTAGACGAAACAATTCCGGTTCTTGCTAATCGTACTCTGTATTCTACTCATAATGAAGTAAGAGCTTTTGCTTCTAAATACCCCAATGCATCTACTGCTATAGTAACCCACGGTGCTAATCCAGGACTAGTGACTCACCTCACTAAACGCGCACTATTGAAGTTAGCTGAAGAGCGTGGCGAAGAAGTTGAAGTGCCAACAGATCGTCAAGGTTGGGCTTTGCTCATGAAAGATCTTGGTGTTAAGGTTATCCACATTGCAGAACGTGATACACAGATTCTAGATAAGCCAAAGGAAAAGAATGAATTTGTAAACACATGGAGTTGCGAAGGATTCTGGGCTGAAGGTAGAGCACCTGCTGAAATGGGATGGGGAACACATGAGAACAAGAATCCTGAAGGTGGAAAGACTCAAGGAAGCTCAGCATATCTTATGGCACCGGGCATTTCAGTTCTAATGAAATCATGGGTGCCAAAGGGTGGACAATACAATGGATTCTGTGTTCAGCATAGCGAATCCATTACGATGAGCGAATACTTCACCACAAAGGATAAGAAGTTTAGACCTTCGATCTATTACGTCTATCAGCCATGTGATGCCGCTATTGCATCAGTACATGAACTTCGTGGTAGAGAGTTAGACATGCAGGTTAAATATCGTATCGCAAAGGATGAGATCATCAGTGGTATCGATGAATTGGGAGTCCTACTGATAGGTGAGAAGTTCTGTGCTTGGCATGGATCTCAATTGAGTATCGATGAAGCAAGAAAGTTGATACCCGGTGAGAGCGCCACATCCGTACAAGTTGTATCGTCTATGTTAGGCGCTATCATCTGGGCTATAGAGAATCCACGAATGGGGTACGTCGAACCGGAGGCTATCCCGTATGAATATATACTACACTATGCGGATCCTTATTTAGGACCAGTTCCATTCGTAATGTCTGACTGGTCTCCCAATAAAGATACGAATAGTTTATTTTATCGAGAGTATGATGCATCTAACCCATGTTCATACGAAAATTACAGAGTATGGACTTAAATAATAATTCTAAATTTTGCCAGAATTATTATTTAAGTCAATCAAAACAAAGATTGGACTTATAATGATTAAACCAAAAGGCAAAAAAATGACAAAGTCACAACATAATCTGCTGTCTGAACGCAATTCGTTCAAACCGTTCAACTATCCCTGGGCCTATGACGCCTGGCTTAAACATGAACAATCGCATTGGCTTCATACTGAAGTACCTATGGCAGAAGATGTAAAAGACTGGAAAAAGAAGTTGAGTATTCCAGAGAAGCAATTCCTGACTCACATCTTTAGATTCTTTACACAAGGTGATATTGACGTTGCTGGTGGATATGTTAAGAACTACCTTCCATATTTCCCTCAACCAGAAGTACGTATGATGTTGCTTGGCTTTGCTGCTCGTGAAGCATTGCACATTGCTGCGTACTCTCACCTGATTGAAACGCTTGGTCTGCCTGATACTACCTACAATGAATTCTTAGAGTACGCTGAAATGAAAGAGAAACACGATTATGTGCTTGATCTATCGGCTCAGAACACCACTAAGGAAAACACAGCAAAACACATTGCCGTGTTTTCAGCGTTCACCGAAGGTATGCAATTATTCTCCTCATTCATTATGTTATTGAACTTCCCTCGTCATGGTAAGATGAAAGGCATGGGACAGATCGTTACATGGTCTATCGTCGATGAAACGATGCACACCGAAGGAATGGTTAAACTTTTCCGTGAATATATAAAAGAGAACTCGGAGATTTGGAACGACCAACTCAAAGGGGAACTATACACTATTGCTGAACGCATGGTGGAACTTGAAGATAAGTTTATTGATCTAGCTTTTGCGCTTGGCGGTATGCAGGATTTATCTGCTATTGATGTCAAGACATACATTCGCTATATCACTGATCGTCGTCTCATTAGTCTTGGACTAAAGGGTATCTTTAAGGTTAAGAAGAATCCATTGCCGTGGGTTGAAGAAATGATCAACGCACCTATTCATGGAAACTTCTTTGAAAATCGAGTCACTGATTACGCCAAAGGCGCACTTGGTGGTACCTGGAATGACGTATGGGGAAAGGCAGCATAATGGCAACTAGCAGATTATTCGAGTGCTCACAGTGTGGTGCTTTTGGTAAAATTACATTAAAGAGTGAAGAACATGAAAAGTCTTCAATCGCTTGCTGCCCGGTTTGTGCAGCTGATATAACTGAGGATGAAAAATATGACGACGAAGAAGATTGATAAGATTATTATCTACTACAAAGATGGAACATTCGAAGAAGTTAAAACTGGCGTTCATGATATGGCGGATAAACAAAATTCGCCTCCTGTTAACCCAATTGGCAAACAAGATGTGAATAAGTATCCACCGCTATATTATCCACCCGGTGTGCGTGGATGGGAGCTTCCTTACACTGTGACATGCGGCGATACGTCTATGAATAAATATACCATTGCAACTAATGGTAATGGTTATGTGGACGTTTCAAGAAACAGTGGTAGAGAATTTACCTGAAGACTGCGTTGGTTTTGTTTATTTAATTACGAACAAAACCAACGATAGAAAGTATGTCGGTAAGAAATTAGCGAAGTTCTCTAAGACTACGTATAAAACCGTGGTCTTAAAAAACGGCACTAAGAAAAAGAAGAAGATCAAGTCGAAGATTGACTCTGATTGGATAACCTACTATGGTTCTAGCATAGAGCTCAGCAAGGATATAGCGTTACTCGGTGAGGACAACTTCACTCGGGAGATTCTATTCTATTGTAAGTCTAAAGCAGAATGTTCATACATCGAAGCTAGGGAGCAATTCACCCGGCGAGTACTCGAATCCACTGAGTACTATAATGGACAGATATCAGTGAGAGTCCACGGCTCTCACATCATAGGAAAAATATGACATATATGTTATTTTTATCGGCTATAGCTTTATCAAGCGTCGCCGCTTATTATTCAATCATGGGATTGGTCGCGATCTTCTCAGGCGCAGTGACGTCTATCGCGGTCATGGGAGGAGTTCTAGAAGTTTCTAAATTAGTCGTAACATCATGGCTCTATAGAAACTGGACAGAGACGCCGAGGTTACTAAAGGCTTACTTTATTACGGCGATTGTAGTGCTTATGCTTATAACAAGCATGGGCATATTCGGATACCTATCTAAGGCTCACTTAGAACAAGGCATGTCATCAGGTAATGCATCTGCAGAAGTAGCATTACTTGATGAGAAAATCATCATTCAAAAGGAAAATATAAATGCAGCTCGTAAAACGCTTACTCAATTGGATTCACAAGTCGACGCAACCCTCAATCGGAGTACTGACACCGCCGGAGCCCTCAGTTCCAGTTCTATTAGAAGAGGTCAGACCAAAGAGCGAACCCGTCTCATCGAAGAGATCGGCACCAGCCAAAAAGAGATCGCCAGACTCAACGAAGAGCGAGCCCCCAAAGCGACGGAACTTCGCAAAGTCGAAGCCGAAGTCGGTCCAATCAAATACATCGCAGCCTTAATCTACGATGATAGTCAGGACACCAACACATTAGAAAAAGCCGTAAGGGTTATCATTCTAATGTTGGTGTTCGTCTTCGACCCCCTCGCAGTCTTGATGTTTATCGCAGTCAATCAATCTGTATCTCATAATATACAAAAGGTGGAAAATGTACAACATGAGATACAGATTAAAGAAGACGTTATTGAAGATGATAAGAACATTCATGTAAACAGTGAAGCGTTTGCTAGAGATCAATTCACTATTGAAAAATGGTCAACACTTGATAAACACTTACATAAGCAAGTAAGTTGATTAAATTTATTGTACACTGACATACCGCAATGGTATAATAGAACTCTGTTCCCTATCAGTGTACATTAATTCGTTAGTGTGTTATAATCAACTATGACATTCTCCATAGCCGAAAAAACAAAGATCATGAGACTCAAGTCAGAATTGACTGCGCAGTTCTCAGTTAAGATGTCTGCAATCACAGACAATCTATTCCAAGCTCAAGTCCGTGAGAACTGCATCATCACTGGTGGAGCTATAGCATCTTGCTTTCATAGTGAGAAGATCAATGACTTTGATCTATATGCTAAAAATCAAATATCACTAAACGCTCTTAAGACATACATCCTTGAGTCAATGAAGGCTGACATCAAAGAGATGAAGTCATATGATCTTGAAGACTCATATGACCTAATCCCTCAAGCTAAGACTCATATGATCACCAACAACGCAGTAACGTTGAAGGGTGACTTACAATTCATCTATCTTGGCACTGCTGATGAATGCAGACTTAAGTTTGACTTCGTACACTGCATGCCCTGGTTTGACATCAAGACTCAGAAGCTCTACATCTCCAGAGATCAATACGACGCCATTGCCACTAAACGTCTGTATGTCAATCCTCTAGGAGAACCAGCAAAGTTTAGACGAATAGACAAATACACTAAGCGTAGTTGGACAATCGAACACGCACTATATGAACAAGCTAGAAAGGAATTCGAATGAGTGGACCAGGATTTATCGCGCATGAAGAAGATCAGATCTGTGAACTATGTGGAGCTGAAGATGAATGTCGTCCTTATGGACCTAAGTACGAGCAGATTTGCTTTGACTGTGGCATGAAGAACGAAGAACTCACTAAGCAACGCATGGTTGAACACATCTTTAGTGAAACTAAAAGCCCTGTACATTAATTCGTTTTAGTGATATAATTATCTCATACCAACAAACTTCTATATTATGACTTACTTTATTCGCAACGGTAACCAATTCGACGTGTCAGCAGATGCAGCACTCGACATTCGAGACACTCTACCTGTTGGCAACTACATTGTTAAAGAACGCCCAATGGGTGGACCTCTCTTCCTTGAGATGGTGGATAGCTTCAAGCCTCTGAAGAAACTGTATGGCAACACTACTCGTCACGCTGGTCGTATCATCAATACGTACCGTGATCGTGGTACTTCAACCGGTGTGCTATTGAACGGTGAAAAGGGTTCTGGTAAGACTCTATTAGCTCGTCAGTTGTCTATCGAGTGCGCTGCACTTGACATTCCCACTATCATCATCAACGCACCTTGGACTGGCGATAAGTTCAACAAGTTCATGCAGGACATCTCACAAGAGTGTATGGTTCTGTTCGATGAGTTCGAGAAGGTGTATGATTCCGATGAGCAGGAAGTCATCTTGACTCTGTTGGATGGCGTATTCCCTTCAAGCAAGTTGTTTGTATTGACTTGCAATGATAAGTGGCGCATCGACTCTCATATGCGCAATCGTCCTGGTCGTATCTTCTACATGTTGGACTTCAAGGGATTGGAAGCAGACTTCATCGCTGAATACTGTGAGGACAACCTAAAGAACAAATCTCACATCGAGAAAGTTTGTCAGGTTGGTGCTATGTTCGCACAGTTCAACTTTGACATGCTGAAGGCGTTGATTGAGGAAATGAATCGCTACGACGAGACTCCACAGGAAGCACTGTCTATGTTGAACGCTAAGCCCGAGTTTGCCGGTGAGAGCCGCTTCAAGGTTGAACTGCGAAATGCTGGTAAGATGCTTGATAAACAAGATTGTGAACCTGATCGTTGGAGTGGTAATCCTCTTACTACTAACACTATCCATGCATCATATGATACTGATCCAGCTGATGATGATTCTACGTACAAATACCTTCAATTCACTACTGAAGACTTGGTTCAAGTGTTGCCAAAGGAAGGTCGCTTTGTTTACAAACAAGGCGATGTTGAGCTTACGTTGATTCGTGAGCAAGAGAAGACATTCCATTGGGATGCTTTCTAATCATGGTTAAGATGCTTGCTATTTTTGTTCTATTGGCAATCGTAGTGATGATTGGTATCACTCTATTCCAAAATACGACTGGTAAAGAAAAATTAGCTTTTCTAAAAGTCGTATGGTATGGTCTTCTGTGTTCTGCCATTTCGGTTGGTATTCTTTCTGTTATTGTTTTATTATTTTAAGGTTTATATGAAATCGTTAGTTAAAATTGTTATGTTGGTCGCTGCTTTGGTTTCACTACAAGCATGTACTCGGATTGAAACGGGTGAAGTTGGTGTTCGTCTTAATGCGAGCAAACAGGTTGAAGGCGCTGAGTTGCAACCAGGTGGTTTCTATCAAACGCTGGTTGGTTCGGTGATCACCTTTCCAGTCAAAGATCTTTCAATCAATATTGAAAATAAGTCTCCAATGGCATCTGATAATTCTGCGCTAGCTGACTTTGATATGACTGTTGTGTATGCAATCAATCCAACATCTGCTGCTGAATTATATTCTACAAAATCACGCTCATTCCATGCTGAGAATAAAGGTGATATCTATCTGATGTATAACTACATGACTACGCTAGCAAACAATGCTGTATATAAAGTTGTTCGTCAATACAAATCTTTAGAAGTTGCCGATAACCGTGCTAAGATTGAAGTTAAAATTCGTGAAGCAGTTCATGAACAACTGAAAGCTGAAAACCTCGACACAGCATTGTCTCTGACTGTAGTGCAAGTTCGTTCTATTCTTCCTAATGCTGAAATCTTGAAGTCTGCTACTGAATATGTTAAGGCTCAAAACGAATTGAAGATCAAGGAAACTGAAGTTCAAATCGCTAAGAAAGAATCTGAACGTATGGCTGCACTGTCGGCAAACTCTGGAACTTCTATTGCATACATGCAAGCTCAGGCTGCTATGAAGATTGCGGAAGGTATTGCAAATGGCAAGGTTAACACTATCGTGGTTCCAATGGACTTCAAAGGTATCGTAAACGTTAAATAAACAAAGGCCTTCGGGCCTTTACTTTTATTCGTCTATATGATATAATACATTATGAACTATATTACAAGCGATATCCACTTTGGACATACTAACATTATGTCCTTTTGTCCCGTTTCACGAGCCTTCGGTGAAGGTGATGCTGTTAAGATGGATGAAGAAATCATTCGTCGTTGGAACTCTGTTGTTAGACCAGAAGACCATACCTACATCCTCGGTGACGTTGCATTCTGCAATGCTCAAAAGGCCGTGAGTCATCTTAAAAGACTTAATGGCTCAAAGACACTTATCGTTGGTAACCATGATAGCAAGCTCGTGAAGAACGAAGAATTCCGTGCTGAGTTTGTCAACATCTATGACTATCACACTATTCAAGTGAATGAAACTAAAGTCATTATGTTTCATTACCCTATTGCTGAATGGGACCAAATGCATCGAGGCGCTGTGCACTTTCATGGACACCTTCATGGTGGCGTAAGCGGAATGGAAGCATATCGCTGTATTGACGTTGGCATGGATAGCTATAACTGCTATCCTTGGCATTTAAACACTGCGATCGACCAAGCGCTTAAAGGCCGCATCAAAGGTCATCATCAGAAAGGTATCTAATATGCCAATATGCTATCAGTTAGTTGGAGTGCCGGGTGCAGGTAAGTCTACATGGGTTAAGAATCAAACTCACTTGCTAGGACTTACTATTGTGTCTACTGATTATTGGGTTGAGCAATATGCAAAGAGCCAAGACATGACATATTCTGATGTGTTTGAGGTTGCAATGCCTTATGCTATAGAACAGATGTTAGAACAAGTTAGATTAGCATCAAAGTATAATCACAGCATAGTATGGGACCAGACTTCAACTACTATTGCAAGTCGTAAGAAAAAGTTCAATATGTTGCCTAACTATGATCACCTTGCTGTGGTGTTTATTACACCACTTCGTAGCGAACTTGACGTCCGTCTAAGTGGTCGTCCAGGCAAACACGTTCCAAAGAATGTCGTAGACTCTATGATCGCAGGCTTTGAAATGCCAACGTTGCAAGAAGGATTTAAAGAAATCCTGATTGTACATTAAATCGTCTTTGTTTTATAATTGATTTTTAAGGTAACCTATGCAAGGAGATAAACCAGTGGCAGCACTATTCAGAGCCAAGATTGAACCCCAGGACGTGATGACAATCACGAAATTTACAACTCTCAAGGAGGGATGGATGATTAAGTCAGATTTTGATCAAAGCTTAGGATACGTTGCAGTCAAGGTATTTCCAACTGAAGCATCTGCTAAAGCATCGTCTGATGGAGTTACTCCAATTAAAGTGAAAGTAGAGTGGCAACTATGAACATCGATTATAATGACTTTTATAGACTTCGTGTAGATGTCTATAAGAACGCAGAAGATTTATTTCAACTTGTGTTAGAACGAGTAGACATCAATCAAGATCCTGCTGCTAAAGCATTCACCGAATCTAAGCAGGAATATTTCTTTAACAAACAACAACTGAAGGACTTCGTTGAATATATCAATGAAGCAACACGTGATAACATCTAACTCTCCCATCGACTTCTCAAGTATCGCAACAGCATCTGGTGGTACTGATTCCTACACTAACACTCCTGAATTTAAGGACTGGCTTGTGAATCTTTTGTCTGATGGTAAACCAACTACCGTCACTTTCACAAAGAAAGATGGTACATTACGTGTTATGAAATGTACACGCAATCCTGAACTGATCCCCGTCGAGCATCAACCCTCAAGCGAATCTACTCGTAAAGCATCTACAACTAGTGTTACTGCCTTCGATGTGGATAAACAAGAGTGGCGCTCATTCCTTCCTGAAAACATTACACACATTAATTATGAATTCTAATCTTACCGCTATTGCTCTAATCGCACTTATTGTTGCCATCGTTGTATTTGGGCCTTGGGTTACTATCTGGGCGCTGAACACTCTATTCCCTCTGTTGGCAATTCCATTTAATCTTGCAACATGGTTTGCAGTTATTTGGATTGGTGCATTCTTTCAAGTTAAAGTGAAGACTAAATAATGACACAAATTTCTAGCCCCGCAGATCGCGTTAAGATCAAGAAGATGCTTGGAGAGATCTCCGACTCGTACACTCGTATGGCTGCTGAACGCGACCTCATCAAGGAGACCATCAAGGAGATGGCCGATGACTTTGAGCTTCCAAAGCGTACGCTCAATAAGATGGCAAAGACCTATTACAAGCAGTCTTTCTTCAAGGACAGCGCTGATCATGAAGAGTTCGAAAGCCTGTATCAGACCATCGTAGAGCTAAAAACTCCTTAAAAATGCTGCGCATAGCTATGTACTTTAATTCGTTTATGGTATATAATAGATCATAATCTGGAGAAAAGTACATGGCTACTACAAAAGCAAAACCCGTTAAAGAAGTAAAAGTGGCATCTGTCGTGCCCGTAGCGCCTATTGTCAAGGCAGCACCAAAGGAAGTGAAAATGCTTCCAAGCGAAAAGCGAGCTCTCAAGCGCCGTGAAGTCGCAGCAAAAGCCGAGCAAGTCTTTGGTACTGGCAAAGGCAGTGCCGAACCTAAGATCAATCCTATGACATATACGATTGATCTTATGCATGCATTGAATTATTACAATGCAGCATATGATAGCAAAGACAAGCGTAAGTGGGTGATGGCCTATGTTGGCAAAGCACACGCCAATGATTTCGATGCTCTGTCTGACTATCACTTCAATTCTGTCGGCACAATCATCCGTATGAAAATGCGTGATGTATTCCTTGAGCCTAAAGAACTTGAATTCATCGAAACTAAATTGCAAGAACTTCGCGAATTGTCTGCATCAGGCGGCATCAGCACTTCATCGCTTAAAGGTGGTCCTAAGGTCAAAGTCGATAAGCCAGTCGTATCGATCCAAGATCGTGTTGCAGAAAGTGCATCTAAACACATCGGTGAAATCAATGGTATGATTGATGAGTTCATCCTCAATGATACTGAACTCGATGTAGCATCATATCTTACGAGTAATGATGTTAGCCCAGCAGTGAGTAAGCTTATTCCACCTGCATTCACTCGAATGATCGCTGAACTTAAAGAAGCAATCAAAGGTGAAGATAAGGAATTGGTTGAAGGCTATTCATTCCTTAAGAAAATCAAGCTTAAGAAACTTCTAAAGTCTTATGAAAGCATTGCCGATGCATGCAGTCAACAAGTTGTTAGCGCTAAAGCAATTAAGAAGCCCACAGTTCGAGTGATCAAAGAAAAGCCTGCATCAGTGATTGCTAATAAAGTTAAGTTCATGCGTGAATTCCCTGAGCTTGGTTTGAAATCGGTCATGCCAGCGACAATCGTTGGTGCATCCGAAGCATGGATTTACAACACTAAGTACAAGAAGATTCAAGTCTATCGTTCACTTGGTAATGACAAGCTTTCCATCAAAGGTACCACCATCATTAACTATGAAGTAGCATCCTCTGATTCAAAGACTGTTCGTAAACCTGAAACTGTTAAGCTCTTTGCAGCAATGGCTAAAAAGACTATCGCAGCAGAGTATAAAGCTCTAACCACTAAGGTTGCAGCTGTTAACGGTCGTATCAATGAAGATTCTATTATTCTTAAGGTGTTCGCATGATTTTAATTGATTATTCAGCAGTCTGTGTTGCAGCAATTCTTGCTTTCTCTGCTGATCTTAAACGTGGTTCTGAGAACGAAAAGAAAGATCTCATTCGCCATGTAGCACTGTCCTCTATTCGTTCTTATAAAAAGAAGTATGGCAAGGAATTCGGCGAAATCGTTATTGCGTGTGATGGTCGTCATTACTGGCGCCGTGAAGTGTTTCAATACTACAAAGGCAATCGTAAGAAAGCACGTGAAGCATCTGACATTGATTGGAGTTTGATCTTCAATACGTTGTCTGAGATTCGTGATGATCTCGTTGCTCACTTTCCGTATAAGGTAATCCATATCGATCGTGCCGAAGGCGATGATGTCATTGCTGTGATCACTGAGTCTACCCAAGAATTTGGTCAGTTTGAACCAGTGATGATCGTATCATCTGACAATGACTTCGTTCAGTTGCAGGAATATGATAACGTAAAGCAATTTAGTCCTATGACTAAGAAATTAATTGCAGTAAATAAGAAGCAACTTCATGAGAAGCTTATCACTCACGTAGTGAAAGCCGGCGACGATGGTATTCCTAACATCCTATCTGCTGACGATGTCTTTATGACTGGAACTCGTCAGACTTCTGTAAGTGCTAAACGTCTCGCTGAGTTTATTGAAATTGGTATCGATGCATGCCGCAATGATCTTGAGCGTGCTCGTTGGCAGCGCAATTATGTTATGACTAGTTTCAAATGTATTCCTGAAGACATTAAGGAATCCATCCTCACCGCATACGCCGTCAAAGCTACAGGTGATAAGAACTCGATCATGAATTATCTTATTAAAAACAAGTGCCGACAACTGTTGGACACAATAGAGGACTTTTAATGTTTAAACACATTCCCGAAATTCTTGAAGAGTGTAACAAAGACGTAACTCTTTTTGCGAATTATAAAAACAATGCAGGTCTAAAGTTTATCTTTGAGCACGCATTCATTCCTGAAAAGAAGTTCATCTTGCCTGAAGGAGAGCCTCCATTCAAACCGGATTCAGCTCCTATTGGTATGACTCCGTGTAACTTCACCCAGGAAACTAAGAAGCTATATGTGTTCACTGCAGCACGTTCGGATCTCAAAGCTCTACGCCGTGAGACACTCTTCATCCAATTACTTGAAAATATTCACCCATCTGAAGCAAAAGTTTTACTTGCTGTAAAAGACCAGAAGCTAAATAAGCTATATAAGAATATCACTGCAAAGGTTGCAGCGGAATATGGTTTCATTACTCTACCAGTAAAGCAAAAACAAGATGGGGAATCAACACCAAAAAAATCTTAAAGTCATTCTTTCGAAACCGCAAAGGGAACTCGCTGAATGGCTGGCAGATCTACCCGACGATGAAATCGTCTACATTGATTGGCTTCTTGAGGAAGCTGAAACTGCGTTGGACGAAATTCTTCTAGACCACGTTGGGTTAGAAGAAGCCAACGCAATCATTAAAGAAATTCAAGCACTTTAGCGGTGTACATTAATTCGTCATCGTGATATAATAATCTTATGATATTACAAATCCTTAATGAATTAGCCGCTACTTCCTCTCGCCTTGAGAAGGAAGCGATCATCAAACGTGAGAAGGACAACATGCTTTTGAAGCGTGTTTACTTTCTTGCGTATGATCCGTTCACACAATTTTACCAACGTAAGATCCCCGAGTACACACCTAACAAAGGTGAAGGTATCTCTCTGGAGTTTGCAATGGATTCTATTGGAGATCTATCTAAGCGAATCGTCACTGGCAACGCTGGCATTGCTCACTTGAAGTCTAACCTTGAAGCACTGAACATTAATGATGCTCTCGTTCTTGAGCGTATCATCGGTAAAGACCTCAAGTGCGGTGCTTCTGATTCAACGGCTAACAAAATCTGGCCAGGTCTTGTTCATGACTATCCATGTATGCTTGCAGCAGGGTATGATGAGAAGCTTGTAGCTAAGATGCATTGGCCTGCGATGGCTCAGTTAAAGATGGACGGTATGCGCTTCAACGCTATCGTTAAGGATGGCAAGTGTGAGTTCCGTACTCGTAATGGCAAAGAAGTAAACTTGCTTGGTAACCTTGAGACTGAATTCATCGCTCTTGCAAAAGGCGAGAGCACAGTCTTCGATGGTGAGTTAGTTGTACTTAGTGAAGATGGAATGTCTTACCTCGATCGTCAGACTGGTAATGGCATCCTAAATAAAGCAGTCAAGGGTACTATTACACCTAAAGACGCCAACCAAGTAAGTGCAACATTGTGGGACTTAATTCCGTATGACGACTTTCAAAATAGCATTTCAAAGCATGCTTATAAAAATCGCTTTGCACTTCTTGAGGCTATGCATTTGGATAGCGGCAAGATTCGGATCGTCTCTAACCAGGTTGTCGCGAATCTTGAGGAAGCAAGAACTCTCTTTGAACGTTACCTTGCTGAAGGTCAAGAAGGGATTATCCTAAAGGATCCAATGGGTCTATGGGAGAACAAACGTTCTCGTGGTCAGATCAAGTTCAAAGGTGAACTCGAGTGTGATCTAAAGATCGTTGGTATCCAAGAAGGAACTGGCAAGTACGTTGGCATGGTGGGTGCATACATCTGCGAGTCAGAAGATGGTATCCTTAAGGTTGACGTAGGCTCAGGCTTCAAAGATCATCAACGTACTATTGATCAGAGCGTCATCGGTAAGGTGATTGCTGTGAAGTACAACGCACGCATTAAGAATCGTCAAGGTGGAGACTCCCTCTTCCTTCCTATCTTCTTAGAAGTACGTGAAGATAAAATAGTTGCAGATAATGCAAATAAAATCCAATAATGCGTTTGAAACGTATATATAAGTAATACAACAAAAGAGTAACATGTCTTCATCTCTCATTTCCTATTGCGCTACGATACTTAATGGTCTAAATGATCAGAGTATTGCGCGTCCGTTTACATCAGAAGGATGGAGCGGCTAGGGCTTAGAGGTAGATTACACACATACACTCAAAGCCCTAATGTAAAAGTTAGGGCTTTTTTACTTTTATGGTGTACATTAAATCGTTGGTGTGATACAATACATCTATCAACTGGTTAATCTTAATCAGTACAGAATTTCTTTAACAATTCAGGTTTCTTTATGTAGGGGAGTAGCCTAGTGGCCTAAGGCAACGGTCTTTGAAATCGTCATCGTTGGTTCGAATCCAACCTCCTCTGCCATCATATAAAAGCGCATTAGTTCTTAGGGTTGTTCCGAAGATAATTATCTCCAGTGGAGTCCTAGTGTGTTCCTATATGATTTTATGGAACGGTCCTATAATGGTATTAGAGCAGATTGCTAATCTGTCGCTCGGCGTAATCCGGGTTCTCGGTTCGAGTCCGAGTCGTTCCGCCAAACACGTGCGTTGGTAGCTTAGTGGCCTAAAGCAGGGTACTCATAATGCCTTGATCGAGGGTTCGACTCCCTCTCAACGCACCAATTTTTATGGAGATTAAGTAAGGAGTTATTATGTCTAACGTACTAGCATTAGATGCTTCAGGTTTACCACGGAAGTGGATCAACTATGAAGATGCAATCTCATATTTTGCAAAAGATATGGTTGTTTGGACTTTAGGAGAAACTGTAGCTACCTTTAGAGGTGGTATGCAGAATGACGGTACAATGTCTGTACTTGAAACTCCATCGATCATTGCTGTACGTGGTAAAGGTTTCTCTATGGAGAAGGCTGGCACAGTAGCTCTGACCAATAAGATCTTGTTTGCTCGTGATAAGAACGTATGTGCTTATTGTGGACAGACTTTTGGTAACCATCATCTTTCTCGTGATCACATCCATCCTGTCTCTAAAGGCGGTGAAGATGTTTGGACCAACGTGGTAAGTGCATGTGTAAAGTGTAACACTCACAAAGGAGCTAAGCTTCTAAAGGAATGTAAGCTTGAACTCTTGTACGTACCGTATACTCCAAATCATTACGAAAATATGATTTTACAAAACAGAAACGTACTTGCTGACCAGATGCAATACCTCATGAGTGGTGTTCCAAAGCACAGCAGGATCCTATTAAATTAACGTACAGGTGCCCGAGAGGTCCAAGGGAACTGATTGCAAACCAGTAAAACCGTGAGTTCAAATCTCACTCTGTACTCCAAATGGTCATTTTAGGGCCTAAACACCCTATATGAATCAACAACTTAGACACTTCAAAGTGACGTACGTTCATACTTCTAGTCTGGATGTATGGATACCCACTTGATGGTTTCTATGACACCTGATGCACCGTAAAAAAGTGCATAAAACGGTGTACATTAATTAGAAGATGTGGTATAATTGATCTATCAAAACAAAGGATAGAAAAATGGCTCGCAAATCTAAAGACATCGTTACTGTAGTTGATGGCGTTAAGATGACA